GTGCTATGGATTGACTTCCACGTAAATGACTTAGGTTTACTTGTATTCCGTCTTCGTGTCCTTTGTTGCCTGCTACTCTACGTAGATGAGAAACTAAAATTATTCCTGCTCCTGTTTCTTCAACTATACTTCTGAGTTTAGTCATGATCCTATCTATGGCTCTTCGTTCATCGCCTTCAGTTACTGCACTTACTAGCATATGTAGATGGTCTACTACTACCCACTTACAATCACAACCAACGATCATGTATCTTAGTTTAGAAAAGATCTCTTCAATTGAATTCGTTCCAAAGTGTGCATGAATCCATACTCTGTTCTCGTTGTCTCCGTTGTAGAGAATATCAAAGTGTTTGTTTATTTCATCTTCTGTAAATTTCTCTAGTTCTTGATCAATGTATAGTCTTGCGTTTGCTTCGATAGATAAGATACCACTAATAGTTCTGTTTGGATCTTCTTCTAAGGCTATGATACCTACGTTATCATCTGTTTCTTTTATAAGCCAATGCTCTATCTCACGAGTGACTGAAGATTTTCCCAAACCTGTGCCACCTGTAAGTGTAACAAGTTCTCCCTGTCTCAAGCCATAAAGTTTCTTGTTAAGTCCAGCGTAGGGATAAGGAACACTCTTTTTCTTTTCTCTTGTAAAGAACTTAAGCTTATACTCAGATACATTTATAACACCTGAAGGTGTATAAGTCTTAGATTCCCACCAAGTTTGATTGAATGCGTTCTTCGCACCTGCCATGAGCATGTCATTAGCATCCTTGAATCCAGTAGGCATACGCATTATCTTTGCTTTACCAGGAGTTAGTAGTCTAGCTACTTTCTTAGCAGCTTTCTGACCTGCTTTATCTCTATCAAAGCAGATAACTACATTGTCAAAGCTTTCTACAAACTCAAGGCTATCTTTTATGTCACGTACTGCACCTTGTGCGCCTGTCTTGATAGATACTACTGCCCATTTACTCCCTAACATTTCGTAAGCACTTAAGGCATCGTATTCTCCTTCAACAAGGGTTAGATATTTTCCACCACTCTTGAAAAGATGTTCGCCAAACAAACCACTATCATGTAGAAAGCCAGTTGTTCTAAAGTTTTTAGCAATCCCATTCGCTCTGAATTTAATTTTTGTAGCGACTAGCTGGTTGTCTGCATAGTAAGGAAAGATCTGATCACCTACCTCATTACCATTCTTAACAACCTTTACTCCATACTTTCTAGCAGTCTTCTCGGATATATTTCTGTGTTCTATTCTTGTGAAGATTCCATTCTTCGGAACTTCTAACACGTTTTCTTTTTTTGTTTTCAACTTTGTTACTGTCGCTGTCATAGGCATCACCTCACCTGTTGTATCGTAATAGTCTGGAAAAAATTCACCACAACTAAAACATTTTGCTGATCCGTCTTCATTGATAGAACACGCATCACTACTATTACAAACAGGACAAGGCTTATGTAACTCTATAAATGCTGTGTCCATTAGTTTGCTCCCTCTTAAAAATCTTTGCCTACCACCAACCGAAGTTTAAGGTACTTCTTACCTATCAAAACTACTGAGTATCCTCAGGCGGAAACGCACCAGTTTCTTCTATATCAATATCAGGATTGATAGCACCTTTAACAGGTGTGGTATTCATAAGACCTACTAGTGTGTTAGAAAAACCAGCGATGTCAAACTTGACACGCATCATATTCATATTCAAACTTCTTTCATCGTTTGAAAGAGTTACTAGCGTATCGAATACATCTCTAGCTAACCTGTTTTCTATCTCGTCTTTATAAATAACAACATCCTCGATTGTTATTGATTGTCTGTTTTCTTGATTACTCATACAAACCCCCAACTAAAATTCGATGTCATCAGAATCTTCATCAAGCATATCAAACTCATCAGTCTCTCCGTTGTTGAATTCTACAAGATCCAAAACCTGGATTGCTTGCAGCTCCAACCAATTGAAGATGCCATATTTGTTCTCAATTACTCGTGGTTGATATTGAATCCTAACCTTAGATCCATTTCCTACCGCTAAATCTAATGGATTCTTAGCTTTATCCACTAGACGAGGAGGAGGATTGGTTGTTCCATCAGGTCGATTGTAATACTTCCTGAAGAACAACGCAGGTTGTTCATCTATTTCTTTTATTTTGAATCCTTTACTTTCAAAATCATCAGCAGTTTCTTTGTCAACTACTAAAGTTACTTGATAAGTAACAGGTTCAAAGGTTGCATTAGGTACGCTTATGCTCGCCCAATGAGCTATTCCTTCTTGTACAGCCATATTTGGTCTCCGTTTATTATACGTTTTAGTGTAGTCGTTATTAACTATAAGTGGATTATACAGGAATCCACCTATAATAGCAAGGACTTTTTTTGGGATATTCAAAAAGAATAAGAACAAGGTGATGGAGTTTGGAGTCCTTAGTGCCATCACTCACTAAGCTGTCATAGAGAACAAGTGATATCCAGCTAAGATGTAGCTGGTGTAATCACAACTCCTGAATATGTTTTATCTTTTTCTTTTTTATATTTCCTTATCTTACATTTTAAGGACAGATTCTAAATCTGTCAAGAACTATTTATTAAATATCTAAACAGCCCTGTGTAAAATTACTTTTAATTCTATCTTCAGCAATATCAATATACTTAGCATTCAATTCTATCAGTACTGCATTTCTTTTGTTTTGTTTTGCTACTAAACCTGTCGTACCAGAGCCACCAAACGGATCGAGAACTGTACCGCCCTCTGGACAGCCTGCTAACACACATGGCTCAATCAAATCCATTGGGAAGACTGCGAAGTGTGCGCCTTTAAATGGTTTAGTAGTAACAGTCCAGACTGATCTCTTGTTTTTTGTTGGATAAGATTTCTCTAATCCTGTATGAGGTGTCAGTCCTGTTCCTTTGTTATGGTACTTTCCCTTAGATCTATCTCTTGTACCCCAATCTTTCGCGGGTTCTTTTATAGCCTCGTTGTCATAGTAGTACTTAAGGTTCTTGCTTAACAAAAATATATATTCGTGTGCTTTAGTGCAGCGATCTTTAACACTCTCAGGCATTGGATTTGGTTTGTGCCATATAATATCTTGACGTAGATACCAACCATCTTTCTGCAACGCAAAGGCAACACGCCAGGGAATGCCTATCAAGTCTTTTGGTTTAATGTTTTTGCTTGGCTTTGGTCTGGTCGCACCATAATCTTTAGCGCCACGTAATGTTTGATTTGTTGTGGTCGTTCTTCCACCACTTGAATACGAATCTCCCAGATTAATCCAAACAGTTCCGTCATCACGCAACACTCTTCTTACTTCTCTAAATACATTAACCAAGTTTTCTACAAACTCTTCTGGTGTATCTTCCATACCTAATTGTTCACCTTCATTGTTATAGTTTCTTAATCCCCAATAAGGCGGTGATGTCACACAAGTATTGACTGATTGTTTTGGTAGTCGTTTAAGAACATCCAAACAATTCCCTTGCTCTATCTTTATCGTAGTCATTTATTTTACCTCTCGAAATGGTACGTTCTAGGATTCTCTAATCCGTTTATTAATTTAATTCGTTTCATGCCACGCATTTTAAATATACCCTTAGTCAATAGCTTATAATCTTTTTCATTATTAATTCTTATAACTACAGACATATCTTTATGCTGTCGCAGATAGTTTCTAGCATCTTTAACATTTTTAAGATTCAACTTAATGCCGTAATGTATAGTGTCTTTCATAGCTGCTGCACCACAAACTCTACGTACTCTCTGTCAGGTTCATCGTATTTAATAAGTTGCTGTTTGTATTCAAGTCTTGCTATGTCTTCAGCTTCTTCTTTTGATAAAGCTTGTACAACTATCACATGTCTTTCTACATCTATAACATCTACAAAATATGTATTCTTTTTCTTCTTTTCTTTTAGTCTTTCTATAGACTCTTTAAAGTTTATAATATTATTATTCATTATATTCCTTTTATATATATATATTATAAGATTGTATCACACGAACAAAACAAAATCAAGAAGAGAAATTTAACTCTTCGTATTCTTCTTCTTCGTCTATTATAATCTCATCTGATTCAGGCTCTTCCCAACTCTTCAAGGGTTTAGGATCTATGTGTAACCCAAAGTTATTTAGATCTAATCCATCTTCAAAGTTGTCAATAGCTTTGTTAATCCTTCTATGTAAGTCTTTGATTTCCATGATATTTTTTTATCCTATTGATTTATAATGTCATTCCTAATGAACATCGTTTGATGTGTCTTGGAATGTGTCAAGGGTTCAAAACTCTACTAATATAGATCCCTTCTTCACGATCCCAACGCACATCTAATTTGTTAGCATCAGCATAAGTTATCCAACCTGCACCTTTAACTTTCTTTAGTTCTTCAGCTACAATTTTGTAGCGTGTGCCACCATAAGTATCTTTTAAAGTTATTATTCTTCTGAATGGTCCAGTTGCTGCATTAGCTTCGGAACTATCTAGAACAACAGATCCTTTCTCAATGACTGAGCCTTCCTCTTCAGAGAATTTTTCTAAAGCCTTCTTTATTAGCAGACTTATTTCAAATGTATGTACATACATAACACTATCTCCATTAATTAAAATTATACCTACCATCCTTCCGAAGATTTAGGTTCTTCTTACCTTACACTCAACTAGCTACTTTCTTAGCAGTTTTTCGTTTGAATGTTATATACCTTTTTCCAAGCTGGAATTCAACTCCCAGACCTGAACGAAAAGGTAATTCCCACCGACTCTTGTTGATCCTAACTCCATACTTCCCTTTACAGAGAGTACCAAAGCTGTAGAATCTTCCAAAGTCTTCATTACGAGTTATCCATGTAAATGAATTTGGCATGATATTACTCCTCACATTGTTGATAGTTTCTTAGGCAACTATCATCAGCCCTTTTTCAATTCAATATAAATTGTTACTGTTGTAGCATGTCTGATTGGTAAGTGTTGGTCATAGGCTCTTGGACTTAATCCATCAGCTATTGCATGTTCACTTCTCGGTCCTCTCGCTCTCTTTCTAGAGATTCTATGGTGTTTATCTAAGGAGATTCTTATCAACTCCTCGAAAACATCAGTAGCTTTTCTCTCCCACTTCGTTTTGTATGGAAGATCTTTAAAACTTAATGCGTACATAATCTGTTCCTCTTATTATTAATGTTTAATGTAAGATATATTTCTTACTCCCTTATCCCAGCAAGCCCTACAATCCAGACACTTGTTACCTTGCTTACTGCTAGGACATAACCAACCTGTTGTAAGACTGCTATCTGTTACGACTGTACTCGTATGCTTGTAGAATTTATGTGGCTTTCCGTCAATCATGGTAGCACTCACTCGCACTATCAGGTTCTCAGGAAACGTACCGAATTCTTTTATATGTTCTTTCACTAGCTTAGCTTCCCTTGTAGGCAGCCAATGAGTTATACTTGGTGTAAGTGT